GGATTCCATATTGATCCAGACATCTGGTTCTTGATGGTACGTAATGTACTACGTGGAGAAAATACTTTGTTAGTAGGACCTACAGGTTCAGGTAAAACAGAGATTCTTTCTCACTTGGCTAAAGCTATGAGCAAAGAGTTACATATCCAGGACATGGGTACTGTACAAGATGCTCAGTCTGCTTTGCTAGGTGTTCACCGCATCAACAAAGAAGGCCACTCAGCGTTTGATTATGCTCCATTTGTTGGACATATCAAGTCAGGTGGTATTGTGCTCTTAGATGAGCTCAATCGTGCTCCATTGGCTGCTAATAACATCTTGTTCCCTTGTTTGGATAAGAGACGTTATTTGCCAGTTGATGTGGCATGTGATGAAGGTGACAGAACTGTTGCTGTAAATGAAGGCACTGTCTTCTTTGCTACAGCTAACCTAGGTTCTGAGTACTCTGGTACTCAAGCCATAGATAGAGCGCTCTTAGATCGCTTCTTCCCTATTGAGCTTGACTATCCACAACAGAGTGATGAGATTAAAATCTTAATGTTGCGTACTGGCATTGAGGAAAAGGCTGCCACAGCCATTGTTAGAGTTTCTAATGAAATTCGCAAGCAGTACAAAGAGCAGGAATTATCTTCTGCAATTTCAGTTCGTCACACACTTCAGGCAGCAAGTTTGGTGTCTGATGGATTTGAGGTAGATAAAGCCCTGCTTTCTACTATTTTACCATTGTTTGAAGATGGTATTGGCGTATCTGAACGCAGCAAGGTACTTTCTATTGTATCTGCGTTCTAGAATATGCTGTAGTAGGATCAGCAATGTAGAATATGAGAGAGGGACATCAGTGTCCTTCTCTCTTTTTCTATTAGTACAAACATTTTTTAATTTAATCCTATGAGCAAATTTGCTAAAGACTGGTTTGGTAGAAGAAAAGAAGAATCCTACACATACCATGATAATACAAACAGATTCTTCAATTGGGATTCTGGTAGATCTAGTTACTCTTCATTTTTTACAAGAAGTAATACAGCTCTTCAGACATCTGCAAAGATGATTGGTTCTATGTTCAGAGTTATTGGTGTTCCAAAGACTTTTGAGTATAAGAATCATGAAGCAAAAGATAACAATCAGGTACAAATTCCTATCCACATGCTTAAAGATGAGGATGGTAAATTTCGTGAACCAGATCCTGAAATCTTAGATGCATTCTATGGCGCTGCAATTCAGAACGCTGCACTTGCATCTATGCAGACAACAAGTGAGTATGCTAAAACTATAGCGTCAAGAAGAATTGACAAGAGAGGATTTAGTCTTAAAGATTACTTCTTTAGTATTCTTAATACAGAGCGTGTTGACAAAAAGCTTGCTAACAGATTGCCAGGTTATCTGAAGTTTGTTCAGAAGTACAAAGACCATTTGTATGATAAGAGTTACACACCAGTTGATGCTGATGATAAAGCGCAAAAGCGTTTGTTAGACCTCATCACTAGAATGTTGCGTTATCCTGCAAATGTCACTGAAGAAGAACTTGAAGAGTTTGATAAACCACTAAAGCAAATTGAGAGACTTCTCAAGAAGCATGGTGGTATTCCAGCTGATTCTGATTCTTGTACATCAATGGCTAATAGTTTAGCAAACATTGTATATAAGTATGTTGAAGAAGAGGAAGAGCCACCAGGAGGTGGTGGATCAGGTGATGGTGATGGCGATGAGGAAGATGAACAACCAACTCCAGGTGGTAGTCCAGGTGGTATGAGTAAATCAGAACTATCTGACTTTGCAAAAGACATGATGAAATCTACCTTTGGTGAGGATGAATCTAATCCTGAAGATAAGGATGAAATGGCAGCATTTCAAGACTTTTCTGATGATATGTCTGATGAGAAACCTTCAAATCCATCTAACATAGGTTATGAGGATGATGGTGAAGTCAGCAAAGATGGCACTGTAGCATTTATTAAGGCAAAAAGTGATAAGATTACTTATCAAAGATGTCTTGCTAAAGTAGATACAGCAAAAGCATCTGTTCTCAGAACATTGTTTCAGCGTAAAAGCAAAGATTATCAGTTCTCCATGCGTTCTATGCGTTCAGGCAGATTGGATACTAATAAGATTGCAGAAGCAGTCCAAAGAGTACCAACTGTATATGAACGTTATGGTCAAGTGAAAACTGATAAGATTTGTGTAGGTGTACTTATTGATGAGTCTGGATCCATGTGTGGTACCAAGATACAGAAAGCGCGAGAGGCTGCTATCTTCATCAATGAAGTATTCAAAACTATGCGTGATGTTCAGCTTTTCATCTATGGTCATACTGCAGATGAGCATAGTAGAGCTACCACATCAATCAGAGTTTATCGTGAACCTGGTAAATCTGATATGTACGCATTAGGTTCTGTTGAAGCGCGTTCTAACAATCGTGATGGTGATGCAATTCTTGAAACTGCAAAACGCATTAGAAAACACACTGCAGATGCAGGTATCTTGTTTGTTTTGTCTGATGGCCAACCTTCTGCGTGGGATTATAATGGTAAAGAAGCCATTAAAGATACACGTGAGAAAGTTTCCAAAGCACAAAACCTTGGTTTTCAAGTGATTCAGATTGCAATTGAGGAATCTGTACCATCAGCACAAATGTTTGATTACTTTATCAAAATGACTGACATTAAGAATCTACCAAGAGAGATGGTATCTTACATGTCACGCAAAGTAGATAAGCTAATCAAAGAGCGTGTCACCCTTTAAATACTTGGCTCCTGGTTATCTGGGAGCCATTTATTTTTCATTTATTTTTTTTTAACCACTAAAAGCAAAAGGTATGAAAAGTAATACTTTTAAGAATACAGTGATTCAGTTTGTATTAATCAAACTTGGAATCATTGTAGTACTAGGGTCAGCTGTTTATTATCACATACATAATAAATCAGTTGAGAATAAATCTGAGAAAGTTATTAATCCAACTGTAACTACAATAACTGATGATGTTGTATACAGTGTTGAGAATGGCAACTTAGTAACAGCCAAAGATCAGTATGTAGTATATCAAGGAGAGAAGGAACCAACTAATTTATTAGATCACATTCTTTGGCAAACAAATCAAGATGTTACATATGACTCACGTTATTTTGTAATCAAATATCCTATGGGTGATGTACCTGCCAATAAAGGAGTATGTGTAGATGTGCCTATTCGCGCACTTAGAACTGAAGGAATTGATTTGCAACAGCTTGTACATGAGGATATTATGAGTAACTTAGCTGCATATGGCTTATCTAAAGCTGATTCAAATATTGACCACAGACGTTGTGTAAACTTGATTAAGTACTTTACAAGACAAAATCAAACACTTCCTGTAACACATAATGAATCAGACTATAAACCAGGAGATTTAGTCTTTTGGAATATAGCAAGAGGTCATGTAGGTGTAATAACAAATGTTAAAGTGCCAGGCACTAAACGTTACTATATAGTTCACAATATATGTTGTGGTCCTGAATTGGAAGACATGTTATTTGGTGCTCCAGTTGTAGCACATGTGAGATTAAATCTTAAAAGTTTAAACCCATGAGTATAAAACTAAGTAGTAAATTAACAGAGCCAAGCTCAGATTCATATCAAGAGTTCTTAAATACTACTGATGTAAGTCAAATTAAGGATAATCCTTTTAGCACTATCAAGTTCATCATTAACTACCTTAACATGTATAATGATAAGATATTTGATCCAAGCAAAGTTCTCAATGAGGAAGTATCCACGTTTGTTGGAAGAATCTGGCGTGCAACTTCAGAATATGCTAAAGCAACTATACCTGTACTTGACTTACCTAATGATGTAGTAACATCAAAAGATGTAACAGAATTCCTTAACAATTATGAATTGAAAAGGGAAGAAAACTATGTTTTAGAATGTATGGTAAAAATTCATTCCAAAATCTACAATCTATCATTAGGTATTAAGAGTTTGGAAAACATAGAAGATAAAACAGAGGTTCAGCAACAACACATTGAAGCTTTAAAGATTATCACAACTGCTCATTACCATATTGCAAAACAACTTGGTAAAGCTTTCATGGATTTTGTAAGTAACAGCTATGAAGGCAAAATGTTTGAAAAATCAAAAAAATGAAGAAGCTAATTGAAAAGGTTGAAAGAAAGAGCTTACTAATTAGACCATCAGGGCGCAGTACAGATTACATTGCGCCCTCTTTTGGTTTTGGCTGTTTGTATAACTAAGCCAGATTTTTTAAACCTTTAAACAACAAGAACAATGAATAAAGAATTTGTACCTTATGAGTTGGCGGTTAAACTCAAAGCAATTGGATTTAATGAAGAATGTTTTGGTGCATACCATAATGAAAACTATTTAGACCTAGAGTCAGAGGAATATGATTATTCTTATGCCGTAAAAGCACCAATATTTCAACAAGCATTTAGATGGTTTAGAGAGAAGTATGGTTTAGAAGGTATTACACAGGGAGCAGAATCATGGGCATGGTATAAGTTTTGGGTATATGAATTACTTGCAGATTTTAAGATTAAAATAAGTGATGGAATAAGATTTAATACCTATAAAGAAGCAGAACTTGCTTGTCTTGAAAAACTAATTGAAATTGTAGAAACTAAACAACAAGAACAATGAAACAATGAGCACAGTTGAGAAAGTAGTTAGAAAGTCTATGATCATTAGACCTTCTGGTAGATCAACAGATTACATCAGCCCTAGCTTTGGTTGGGGCTGTTTGTATGACTGTGGCTATTGCTATATGAAAAGACATAAACCTGAAGGTTTGAGTATTGCTGATGCAAAAAGTGTTACAGATATTCTTACTGAGATTAATTCTCACGCATGGTTTGATACTACAGAAAAGCCAAATCAGACGCATGAAAGCCTCATTACATATGATATTTCTTGCAATGAAGACTTTGCTTTACATGCTAAGTACCATGATTGGAAAAGAATATTTGCATTTTTTAGAGATCATCCCATTGCTATGGGTTCATTTGCTACTAAATTTGTAAACAATAAACTTTTAGAATTTAATCCTGAAGGTAAAATAAGAATCAGATTTAGTTTGATGCCACAGAAGTATGCAGACATTCTTGAACCAAACACAAGTGAAATTATTGATAGAATTAAAGCTATTAATAACTTCATAGAAGCAGGATATGATGTTCATATTAATTTCTCACCAGTAGTCATCACAGACAATTGGTTAAATGACTACAAAGATTTGTTTCAACAAGTAGATACGTATGTTAAAGATGAATACAAGCATCTTGTTAAAGCTGAAGTTATATTCTTAACTCACAGCAGAGATAAGCATAAGTATAATCTTGAACATCAATTGCCTGGTGAAGAGCTTATATGGCGCCCTGATATACAAGAAGACAAAGTTTCTCAGTATGGAGGTCCTGCATTGCGTTACAAATCAGGATACAAAGCAGAAAGAATCAAAGAGTTTTTAGAACTAAAAGATCAGATAATACCATGGAACACTACGAGATACGCGTTTTAAATGGTGTAACAGTTGCTACACCATCAAGGCAAAAGCCTGATGCTCAAGCTACTCCAAAGAGTAAAGCAGAGTCAAAGAAAAACAAAGTTGTCAAAAAAACTGTAAACAATGAAGAAGGTGATTAACTCTAAGCTTTTGTTATTCTGCATTGGAATAATGATAGGCATGTTTGTAGTTGGTATGACCAAGCCAACATACAAGATAGTTAAACCAATTTATACTTATGTAAAAGTATCTGATTGGGCTAAAGAAACTAATCCAAAAAAGGTAGCGTATTATGAACATCTTGCAAAGATGCCATGAGACATTTTGCCAAATATACATTGGTATGGATAAGTCAAAACTTGTCCATACCATTTTGGATGGTAGGTCACGTACACTTAAGCGTAAATGTGTATAAGGATTTACATGAGATACTCATGTCATTAGGCATGAATATAATTGTAGCAGTAGGTTTTATTATTGATTATAAAGATTCAAGAAATGATAACAATAGTTAGGGGGGCTTATGTGCTTTTATTAAGTTATAATCCCTGTGATGTATTTACTTATTTTAATGTAGAACAAATGCATGGTCTTAATATTATAGACTGTAATGCACATGCAAACACAACAGAAAGTGCTTATATAGCAGGTTGGAGTAACTTCATACCAAAAGAATCTGGTGAGTATACAGACAATGATCCAAGATATGTATTTATTAATTTGTCAAGATGTACAGATTCAGTTAGCACTTTTGGATTGATAATGCATGAGTTAATGCATCAATCGTTTGCATTACATAAATATAATGTAGATCAAGAAGAAGAAATTATTACATGGGCAGAAGAAGAAGCTTATGAAGTATTTAAAATTGTTAGAGACAATCAGCTTACTAAGTAGTAAGTTACTGTTTAGTAACATCCCTGTAAAGGAAAAGGGGTAAAAGTTGCCACTTATATTAAATAGAAATGATAAATCAGAATAAGATGAAAAAAGTAATTGTATTAGTAGTATTAGTAATTGCAATGACAAGTTGTGCATCGTCAAAAAGCTGTCATAATAGCGGTCACTATGTAGCCAAGGATGTTAAAAAGGCACAAAGCAAGCCTAGAAATCAATAACCTTTAAATCAGAATAAGATGACAGCAGTAGAATGGTTTGCAAAGCAAGTATTAAGGTCAAGGCAACTTGGTTTTATTTCAAATGAAAAGTTCAATGAACTAC